GACGAAAACAAACTAAGAGAAAGAATCATCAACGATTTCAGAAAAAGAGCAAGAGAGTTCAAAGAGAAAAATACTCTCCTCTACTCCTCTTTGAAGTAGAACCTATAAGCACTACTGCCCAGGTAAAAACTACTTATAAGGTGTCTGCTAAGAAGCGGAAGATATACAACAATACTTACCGCCTGAAATGTAAAGGTTATAGAGTGGAAGCGCACAAGCATACTATCTATGCCTATAACGAAGAAGTAATGAACACTACACAAGCCAAGAACTTAATGAAACTCGGCTTTGTAGTTCAATTAGAAATACAATAACTATGGTATACGGATATATACGCGTAAGTTCTGATAAGCAAACAGTAGAAAACCAACGTTATGAGATAAATAATTTCTGCAAAAAACAAAAAATAAAAATTGATGTATGGGTAGAAGAAACTATCTCTGGGATGACAAAGGTAGAAAACCGAAAATTGGGTAATCTACTAAAAAATATGGTCAAAAATGATATTATTATTTGTTCGGAATTGTCTCGATTAGGACGAAATCTACTGATGATTATGTCTATACTTAACGAATGTATGAACCGTGAAGTACAGGTTTGGACTATCAAAGATAATTACCGACTTGGTAATGATATTAGTAGTAAAGTACTTGCTTTTGCTTTTGGTCTATCTGCTGAAATAGAAAGACAACTTATATCTCAACGAACCAAAGAAGCATTGGCACGCAAAAAGGCTGAGGGGGTAGTATTAGGGCGTCCAAAAGGACACAAATCTGCTAAAACTAAACTCACAGGAAAAGAAGAACAAATAATAGAACTTTTAGAAAATAACATTAGCTATAGTGCTATTGGGAGATTAACAAAAGTTCATAGACTTACCGTAGCTTCTTTTGTAAAAAGACATAACCTAAAAAAAGAATAAAATACTTATGAAATCTGTAATCACCCCAGAAAAGGCAGCGTTCATTCGTCAGCATTATCTAAAACTATCAGGTAAAAGAATTGCAAAAACATTAGGTGTATCACCTTATGCAGTTCAGAGATTTATGCGCAAAAATAACCTTAGAATATCAGCTGAATTATGTGCTTTTTTCAAAAGCGAGGGAATGAAGAGACCTCTCAACGAAGAAGAACTTACTTTTATTCACGAACATATTCGCAATCATTCTTTAAAGTGGATAGCCAAAGCATTAAATAGAAGTTGTGTTACAATCAGAAAAGAAGCTCACCGCTTAGGGTATAGCGAACTACTGAAAGAAAAATCGCTAATTAGTAGATATCAAAAAGGGAATATTCCTGAAAATAAAGGTATAAAAATGTCAGAAGAAACTTATGAGAAGGTAAAACACACTTTTTTTAAGAAAGGGCATCTACCTCATAATACTCTCACTGATTATACTGAGGTGATTCGCAATGAAAAAGGTATTTCTTACATCTATATAAAGATACCAGGAGCGAGAAAAGCAATACCTAAGCACCGTTATCTATGGGAGCAAGCACACGGAACAATACCTAAAGGGTACAATATCATTTTTAAGAATGGGAATACTCTCGATTGCTGTTTAGAAAATTTGGTGTGCGTGAGCAATGAAGAACTTATGCAAAAAAATACTATTCACCGTTATCCTAATGAGTTAAAAACAGCTATAAAACAAATTTCTAAAATTAAAAAACAGCTAACAAAATGAACTTAGACGACTTAAACGAAACTTTATTCAAACTTTTAGACGACATCAAAGAGGAGCGTGTTGATACTTCAAAAGCACAAGCTATGACTAATGTTGCTAATACCATTATCAATTCTGCCAAGATACAGCTTCAAGGAATTAAACAAATGCAAGACTCTGGCATAGTACCTTTAACAATGAAAGACTGTAGTCCGAAATTGTTAGGTGACTTATATGATCAAAAGAGTTCTTTTGCTAAAAAACTCGGCTACTCTAATGTAGCAGAAGCTATTGGAAAAATGGGAAAAGAGCAATTCAATAAACTTTTTGAAGAAAGGAACTGATTATGATAAAATCATCAGTCATAGATAAATTATACGAAGCCGACCTTTGTCAAGCTATTGGCAGGGTGTATACCGATGCTTCGTATAAGATACGTAACAACGGAACGGCGGAGGGGTGCTCGCCTTTCAAAAACGAACGCACCCCCAGCTTCAAGGTTTCCAATGTAAAAAATATATGGAAAGACTTTGGTTCGGGCAAAGGAGGCACGAGCATTATCGACTTTATCCAAGCCTATAAGGGTGTTGATTTCCTCGAGGCTGTAAAAATCGCTTGCGAAACCCTCAACGTTCCTATAGAATACGAAAAAGAAACCGACGAGCAGAAAGAAAAACGCACCCAAAAGCAGAGCCTTACACAAATACTCAAGAAAACAGCCGAAATATACCGTCAGAATTTCGTGAGTTTGCCCCCCGAGAGCGAAGCCAAGAAGTATATGCTTAGCCGTAATTTTACCGATGAGATTGTCGATAACTTTGGTATTGGTTATGCCTTGGCAGGCTTGTACGAGGCGTTCAAAGAGCAGGCTATCGTGAGCGATGGCGAAGAATTAGGTCTGTTGCGAAAAAATTCCCAAGGTAATTATTACGACTTCTTCAAGGGGCGTATTATCTTCCCCATAACTGACAAGTACGGGCATTGTGTGGGCTTCGGGGGCAGGTGCGTAGGGGCGAATGGCAATTCACCCAAATATCTGAACAGCCCCGAATCGGCTATATTCAACAAGTCGGAGTTATTGTACGGTTTTCATTTGGCGCGCAACACCATTGCCAATACAGGCGAGGTGTATTTGGTAGAAGGCTATACCGATGTAATGCGAATGCATCAGATAGGTTTCACCAATACCATAGCTACCTTGGGCACGGCTCTCACGCCACAACACTTGGCACAACTGAAGAAACTTTGTCGCAAGGTGATTATCTTCCGCGATAGCGATAGTGCAGGGCAAACGGCTGCTGAGCGTGATTTACAGCTGATACTGCAAGCGGGTTTGTTTGCCGAATTAGTCGTATTCCCGTCGGAAGACAAAGAAGACCCTGACAGTATAGGGCAACGCCCCAATGCGGTAGAACTTATCAAATACTCGCGCAACGATGCTATATTGCACCTTATTGGCGAATCCTACCGCGCAGCACTCGATCGCTATACTGAAAAACACGGAGAAAGAAAAAAGCCATTACTATTGCCCGAAGATAAAAAGAACCTCACCGAATTGGCTGGCAAACTCGTAGGCTGTATTCCTGATAATACAACTCGTGAGGCGTATGTTGAACAACTAAAAGAGTTGTTTAAGATTAAAATAGCTTCAAAATCTGAGAAGACTGAAAAACAATATCTCAAGACACCAGAGATAATTATTGATATGGAAGAAAAGAACTCTCACCTTAGTAGACCAGTAGGCGAAGGCGATGGTTCTCTCGATTTCTATCATTTCCCAGATGAGGTAGATGACCCTTACCTATATAAGAGAGAGATCATAGAATATGGACTCTTTCAGCATAGAAACCGTATCTATACATCAGCAGGGAAGGAGGGTAAGGAATATTTTATGGCTATATCTAATTTTTCTATTGAGATTGTACAACATATGCAGGACGAGCAGTTTCCAATGAAGCTCATTCGTATCTGTAATGTGCATAACACTGAAAAGATTTTCGATGTGATTTCTGATAGGATAAATACGCTACCGTCGTTTAAGAATGTAATTACTTCTTATGGTAACTTTTCCTTCTCTGGTACAGCTGCACAACACGAGCGCCTTTTGCGCTATTTATTTGACCGTATGGGTAACGGTCGAAAAATTGATGTACTTGGTTGGCAACCTGAAGGCTTCTGGGTGTGGAACAACAAAATAGTGATACCTGGGGAACGTGAAGAGCTCATTAATAAAGAAGGACTCTTTAAGCTGAATAACGAGAGTTACTATATACCGTCGGCGAACAGAAACTACGACAAGAATATCTATAAATACGGTGCGCAAAAAAAGTTCAAATCATTTGACACTACAATGAGCATTCCTAACTATTTCCGACAAGTGTATAAGGTACATCGTGGGTATGCTATTACAGGCATCCTATTCGGTATAGGTTCACTCTTCCAAGACATCGTGGTGAGCTGTACAGGCTTCTTCCCAATACTATTTTACTTTGGACCTGCTTCAACAGGTAAAGATAATATCTGCGAAGCTATACAATCGTTTACAGGAGTACCTCAAACTGCCATACAGTTGGAGGGTGCAGCTTCTACTATCAAAGCACAGATACGAGAGTTTGCACAGTTCAGCAATGGTATTTCGCAACTCTCGGAATACAAACGAGGTAACCCCCAAGTAGACGGTATCATCAAAGGTTTATGGGACAGACGTGGTTACAAGCGTGGGTCTATTGAAAGCAAAGTGGCGGTAGACGAAGTGCCTATCATCAGCTCTACCATACTCACAGGCAATGATTACCCCAGTGCCGAAGCTCTTATCTCACGTCTTATCTGGGAAGAGATGGAAAGCAGAGATTTCAGCGAAGAGGAAAAAAAAGAATACGATAAACTGAAAGATATTGTTCGCAAGGGTATTTCGGGTATATCCGACACATTTATTAACCAGCGTGCCTTTTTTGAAGAACGTTTTCTCGACACTTACCGCGTGAATAAGATTGCCTTGGGAAAGCTTGAGAAATTGCAAAACTTGCCAACCCGTATTATCGATAATTTAGCAGTATTGCATACTATATATAATATATTTGAGTCACAACAGTTCTTCCCATTTGGTAAGGCTGATATGATTAACCATTTTGAACAAATAGTAGAGAATCAACGCCGTAAACTTGATACCGACTCTCCTATCAATAAGTTTTGGGATTGCTTCTTATCGTGTATGCGCTTAACTCAAGGCGAAACACTGAGGATAGATATAAACATACGCGAGGAAGGAGGACTCTTAAAATTCAACTTCACGACTGTGTTCAGTATCGTTCAGCGGCAATGGTTTGTGCAGAATCGTGAAGCTGCACCTTCTAAAGCAGAAATGCGAAAGCTCATTAAAGAGTGTGAAGCTTATAAAGAGGAAGTGAAGAGTACTCGCATCAATATGGAAATTAATTGTAATACAAGTGCTTTTTTGATAGACTTAAACAAGGTAAATATAAAAGAAGAACTAATGGCAGAAATAGAATTACAGCGTATCCGAAAACCTAAGAACAATAATAATAGTAACGTTCCAGAAGCAATAATAGACGAAGACGATTTGCCTTATTGATTATTTTTTTGAAAAAACACAATTTATAGCTAAAAAACCATAAAAATTTTTCCGACATTTCCGACAAAGATTTATTTATTTCAAAATCACTTTATTAAGTAGTAAAATCCTGTCGGAAAGTATGTCGGAAATGTCGGAAAGTGTAGGAAAGTTTTTTTGTTTTCCTACAAAATCCTACGAGATTTTGTAAGAAGAATGATTATTATATCACATAAATATTTGAAAAATAGTGTTTTACAATCTTTGTAGGTTTTGTCGGAAATGTCGGAAAAAAAAATGCCCCTTTTTGTATAAAATGCATTTTTTAATAGTTAAAATCTTTACACAAAATATTTCTTATAAATGTTATTTATAGTTATGCAATACTATTTCAAAATACTAACGGATATTAAAGTAGAGTCAGTATATCTGCACAAAAACAATTGTGTAGCAATGGGACTCTATCGACAAAATGATTTGGTAGGTGGATTGCTACCTGCAGGAAGTCCTCTTGACCTCTTGGAATATATAAAAAACCTATATGATATATTCCCCGAGCAGAAGAGTAATCTACCACTATACCATTGCATAAATGCTACCATTACCTACGCTAATAACGGATGGGGAAAATTCTTGCACAATGAAGAATTGCAATGCGAGCCACAGGGAAAGAAAAAGAGTTTTATTAGCAAACCACTACTCTGTATTGAGCCTATCATCACGCACTTTAAGAAGAGTAATGCTTATATTGCTGCTCTTTATTGGCACCAATACTTAGTAGGATTGTGCAATGTGCCTGTAACAAAAACAACAAAGACACTTAACTTAAAAGACTTTGCTCCTTACCTGTATACCATATATCCTAAAGATATCAATGAGCTTGACACTTTTGTAGAGAAGAATACTGCAATTGAGTATTTCTACAACGACGAAATGATAATTAGTAAATTAGAAAATTAATATGATAAACATTACCTTACAACTACCTATTTACCTTATTAAATATATGCGCACGCTTTATAGCGAGCCTTACGTACCTAAAGCGGACGACGAAATGGGTATTTATATTCTCAACATTTTGCAGCGCAAAACAAACGTATCAGAGTACCAATATAGGGCACGCAAAGATACACTGCACCCTTATCAGCTTAGCATTAGTATGAGTTGTTACGAAAAGCGAGGTTGTATAATACCGACCGATACGAATGCCCTTATCGTGAAATTTGTGGATAGTCATTTTCGTAAAGAATTATTTCGAAATGCCGTGCTGAACAACTATTTCTACTGTATACCCTACCGTACCAGTATACTCAACTCCTTGCAAGCCTATAATATTACTGAAAGTGAACTCTCTTACGAGACCATTCGTAAGGATTTCAACCGCAAAAAAGAAGAAATTGAAAAACGATTATTAAAATGAACACGCTACACCTCACCATCAAAAAGAAATGGTTTGATATGATACTCTCAGGGGAGAAAACAGAAGAGTACCGCGACATCAAACCGTATTACAACCTTCGCCTTATTGGAAAAGAGTACGACACTGTCGTCTTTCGCAATGGCTATGCTCGTGATGCTCCAAGCCTCACCATAGAATTAAAAGCAATACGTTTTGGTACAGGCAAACCCGAATGGGGCGCAGAAGCCAATAAAAAGTACTTCGTGCTATATTTAGGTAAGATTATTAACACTAAAAATATCGACAAATGAGAACAAAAACTTTTAAAGAATTATCAATAAAGGTTACATACTCTGTAGACCTTTCAGAGGTAGAAATACCAGAAGAAATTGCTAAACAAATGGAGCAAGCATATGATAGAAGAGAAAGAATTTGTCTATGGAGACCATTACAATATCCGAAATTAGAACAATGGTTAATTAACCATGTTGAAGAAGAGGATAGTGAAGATCTTGAATATGAAATTGAAATTTTAGAAGCCTGATAAAATGAATAAATTGAATTACCCCACTTGGCTTGTCCCCTTAGATATAGCCAAAGAACTCAAAGAAATAGGCTTTGATGAACCTTGTTTGTTTGTTTACCACGAAGTTTTTGACGAAGAAATGATATTCATCTCATTTGAGGGTGATGATTATTGCTACTATTATGCAGAACTCTCAATTTGCAGTCAAAGAACGAATTCTGAAATGGGAAAAGACATCCTTGAAGTAGGGAAACACTATTCTTACGCTTGCTCACTCCCCACTTGGGAACAAGTTTTTTCTTGGTTCAGAGAGCGTGGATTGCATTGCTCTATTCGCTACCTTATATGTCCTGTTACCTACTCTTTCCACATCATAGATAATTGCAACTGGGATAAAGGGTGCGGTAATCGCGATACTTACGAAGAAGCTCGTGAGGCGTGCGTAGAAGAATTGATAAAAATATTCAAAGAAAATAAAGATAGATTAAAATGATTACAAAGTTAAGCGAATTAAAAGAAGGCTCTCTCATTCTGTGCAAGAAGGAAGAAGATAATACTTTTTCTCCCTTGCTATTATCAGAAGAGCAAGGAAAAGCCTTAAAGGCATTCCTAATTTCTTTAAGTGAAGATGAGCCTCTGATATCATTAGCAAATTATACAAGACTAATTGAAAGAAAACCCACCTTTACTTGTAGAGTTACGATTCCAAAGATTAATTGGGAGGAATTCCTGTAATTTTTCGAGAGGCAAAGACATTTTTTATTCTTTGTCTCTTTTTTTGCGAAAAAAATATTATACGTAAAACGCTGATTATATAACAGTTATATGATTTTGTTACAGATGTAACAAAATAAAATGAAAAAAAATATGTAAAATATTTGCGCAAATAAAATATTTGCCGTATCTTTGTACCGTAAAATTAAAACAAGTAATAACAATTTCAAAATTCAAATAAAATGGAAGTTACAATTAAAGACATCTACAACCAAGTATCTTACATCAACCCAAGTGTATCAACTGTCAGCTCAATTGGTAGTTTTGTAGAAGAAATCAATCGCCAAGTTGCTAATTCTTTCAGAAGTAAATTAATGGCATACTTACCTACATCATCATTAGCTTACAAGATTATTTCTGAAAATTTAAAAGATTTTTTCAGTGAAAAGCAAATGTGGGTAATTGCTTATGAATTACAGAAGAATGCTGAATACGTCGCTAAGTTACAAGCAGAATTAGAAGCTGATAAAAGAGAGGCAGAGGCTAAGGCAGCCGCAACCAAGGCTAAACTTAACGCTAACAAAGAAGCAAGCCAAGAAGTATTAAACTTTGTGAAATCAAGCAAAAAACTTTTGAAAGATTATTACGCTTTCGTAAAGAAAAACAAAAAGTATTCTAAAGAGTACTACTCTAAGAAGTTCACCTTAGAGAGTGCAACTGAATTTGTAAACTTGTAAACTTGTAAAATTTAAAAATAATATTAACATTTAAAACACTTAGAACGATGAAATTAGAATTTTACACCACAAAGCGCTACACCTACATTGTAGCAGGTAATGTTACTTTCAAAAAGAAAGAGCAAGGTTACCCACAAGTTAATGAAGTGCCTTATGAAAAGGTAGAGGCACAAAAATTCACCGAAAAACCATACTTTTTAACATTCATTGATGTAGATGGTGAAATTACCAACGAAAATCTGAATGAAGCGTACACTAAATTCTGCAATTTCTGTAAAAGAAAACACGAAGCAAAGAAAATTCAGAATGAGAAAGAAGAGCAAGATTTAGAAGCTGATTTTCGCACTCTCGAAAATGAAATAAAAGAGGGTAAAGTATTCGAGGCTAATATAGATAATATCAGAAGAATATTGAAATACCTTAACTCTATGAATTGGGGGGTATGGCGATTACCCAATATGTCAGTAGGTTACAGTGCGCACCAATACGATTACAATGGGCGCAATGTTACCACAATTAGCCTTGATGAACCTATTAACTATTATGGCGAAATGGTTAGTAAATTCAAAGTAGGGGGCAGTCGCAATTTCTTGCCTAAGTATTGCTTTATTAGATAAATTAAAAGCCCCTAATGTAGTGTTAGGGGCTTACTTGTAAAATTAAAACAATTCTAACGATTTAAACAACCCTTAGAAATGAGGGTGCAAAGATACAAAATAATATGGATAATAACAAACTTTTTGAATTCAAAATGCCAAAGTTTTTATTGGCATTACAGCCCGAGCCTGAGCATTTACCTAATAAATTTCACTTTATCTACTCACCTCTCTACTTATCTCTGATATTGGTAATTAGAGAGCGTACACAGCAGATAGTTCTTAACAGAGAGTTAAAGGATAAGCCTCAGAAGTTATATGTATTCAATGAATATGAGAAGTTCAAACTCATAATAATTCAGAATAACGTAATAGTAACAGGAGGGGAATTAGCCCCTGCTATTTCTGAAACACAATTCTTAGATGAAGCGTGGGAATGGTATAATACTAATATGATAACACAAGAATAATTATGACAGCACACGAGAAAGTAATATACATCATTCAGCTGTTGGAGATATCCGATAGCAAGGTAGCACGTGCGATACAGAAGGGCGTATCGACTGCGACGCACAAGCGGTTGCGCTTGCGAGACAACAAGTTTACTGAGCAAGATTTTCAACGAATTCGTGATTTCTATCTCGAAAAACTGAGAAATATAGAAAAATTATAATAAAAAAAATTCGAAAGTTGTCCCTTAATGAATAATTAATAAAGGATAAAAGGTAAAATGTTGTTTTTCAATGTTTTACCTTTTATTTTCTGCTTTTCACTTCATTAAATCTTTACCTCATACTTCCCTACAAGCGCTACTACTGCTCACATACAGACAACATACTGCCTATACCTCGCATTTCACTATTATACAACGCCTCCTATTACCTCTTACTTCTTTTCTCTTACCTAAAAAAGTCCTTTCACACTTTTCATTAACCGCCTACTTTTGCAGTATAATCTGTTAATTATGATAGATATCTGTAATATTCCCGAACCCTTTACTCGAGAAATCTCACACGTGCTTCTCTTTGATGCTGCTTCTTTCAGCTTCAATCAGAACCTTCGTGCGCTCACCCCCGATGTGAACAGCTATTTGTTGCGTATCGACTTGCATAACCCCTCTCCTTACAACCGTAAGGTGAGTATCAAGCAACAAAATCACAACGATTATTTCGATGTACAGGTGTCATTACCTATCTATGACTTATCTAAAGAAACACGCAAGAAGATTATCAGCTTTCACAAACAACGCAAGTATGTAGTAGCACTCGTCTCTCAACAAGAAATGCTGATAGTAGGTAACGCCCGAGAACCCTTTACCCTCACCGTAGACGACAATATTACCGACAATGGCAAAGGAGCCGACACCTATGTAGTAACCCTTACAGGGCAAACCATTATTTTTCCAAATA